AGATTTGATTATTTGGAGTTCTGCAATCGGCTTAGGGAATCCTGTAAGCTGGCCCACAATAGGAGAGAAGCCAACGCCACAACCCTGAAGTAATAGCCACAGAATATCCACAAGGTCTTGAACGGTTTCAGCATTTGTGAATGAGCAGTTAAATTGAGAAGCCTCACGCTTCTTTGCGACATCGGTACCACCAAGCCACAGGGTGCGGCCAGACATTAGGACCTTGCGCTGCAGCATGAGGGTGCGGAGTTCTTCCAACTCTGAATTGTCAGGGGGCTGATTGCCTGCGGCGCGGGACCACAGCCAAGCCTGGTGCTGGATGACTCGGTCTACAGTCTGTTCCCAAGTCTCAAAGTTCTTCCCAGTGTCATCGGTGGGGCGGTTGTAAGTGCGGCGTGTAATTAGCTGAGCACGGAGGGATGGATTAGCGGTCGTCACCTGAGCCTTTGATTGTATTATTTGCCTTGCGGCTTGTTAGTTTTTCGATGTTTGCTTCTGCTACCGAGACAAGGGCCACGTTGTAGTCAGCAGCAATCGCCGTGATGCACCAGAGGATGTCCCCCAGTTCTTTCACAACATTCTTTCGGTGGGTGTCTAGGTTAGCACCATCACGGATCAGCTTGGCCTCAGCGGATAGCAACTCCCCCACCTCACCTGCCAAGTTCAGCAAGGCATATTCGCTGTTCGCGGATGACAAACGGAAGGCCATAGCCTCCCTCTGATATTCGGTAAAATTCATAGGTTCTCTAGTGAAATCAATAGGTCAATGTAGTGTTTGGCCTTCTCAAGATCCTTCTTGCCACCCTTGTCCCGCCACCGTGTGATGTACTTCACCACGTTGGCCTCACAGTACGGGAGGTTGTTCTTGGTGATGTACTCGATGGGCTGGATGGCCAGAGACTTGTAATGGTCACCGCCGACCTGAACGGAAAGGGGGTCAGGGTCTGTGCCGATAGCCTTGATGTAGTCCTTCTGAGCCTTTGACAGCTCATTGAAGGCCTCATCTTCCTGAGGGGTAACCTTAGGTTCAATCTCAGGGAACAGTGGTTGCTGTCCGAAAAAGACGCGAGTCATGGGGTCCATAAAATAACTTTCTTTTGAACGTCATCGTAATCCTCAGCACGGAGGATACGAGCAACACGGGCTTGGACCAGAGCTTCCTCTTCGCCAAACCCAGCCTTGGAATAAGCAGCAACAACGTGCTTCCAGTAGATCTCTCGGAGCTGCTGAGGGTTAGCCCAAGGGGTCCCCTCCTCCAGTGCCTTAGCGAGGATCTTCTCGGCACCCACAGGACCAACTCCAGGACAGCCTGCATAGCCATCCGTGGTGTCCCCCGTGAGGGTCTGGATCATGTGCCACTTGTCGGCCTGGTGCTCGGTGATCTCGAAGAACTCATCCTTGCCAAAGTTGTAGTGCTTGCCGGGGATCGTCTTGAAGTCCTTGTCGAGGGAGCAGACGATGAACTCTCGGACAGGCTCCAGCTTGGACTTGTAGGTGGCGTAGATGCCAATGACATCGTCACCCTCAAGATCAGGCATGGACACGCACTGGTGCTTCTCGAAGGCATACTCCCGGAGAAACTTCAGGAGCATGGGCTTACGAGTACCTGCACGGTTACTCTTGTAGGTAGGCAGCACAGCCTTCCGCCAGTTGTTCTTGTCGGAGAAGACCAGCATTGCCTGCTTGGCTTCTACCTTTTCCAAGAGAGAACTGAGGGATGTCTCGAAGGCTTTGATGGCATCCTGCTCGAAGGCATGGAGTGTCCACATACCATCGCCCCAGTCATAGGCTTGTTCGCTTACGGTCGCTGCTTGGTAGGCGAGGATGTCGGCGTCGATGAGAGCAACACGCATGGCTTTTCTTTCTGATCAATGTTCATTAAAAATTCCCACGAAGTTGGAAATACTTCGGCCATGGTATCGGATACCAATTGGGCAACCTCCCGGGTTTCCTTCTGGGTGTGGGAGTCCAGTCGCAGGGTACACATGCGTGACCAGGCATAGAGGGTGCCACTCCAGATCCATTCGGTCATGGTGTTCTGGGGGAGAACCATACGGGCCTGCTCAGCACAGACACCTTGTTCAAGAAGGTCCTTGTAGATCGTCAATGCGTTGGCACTGGCACGTTGTGCTGGGTTAGTCAGGAAAGGCACAGCCTCTTCGCTACTGCCCTGCTTGACGTTCTCAGCAGCCTTGCGCCACACCTCAGGGATGTAGAACTCAGGGTCGTCATTCACATACCTACGGCTGACCTCATTCCAGCTAAAGCCCACGGTGTGCTTCACGAGCTGACGGGCCACGAAGATCGGAGCCTTGACACGGAAGGAAGCTGAGCAATGAGCGAAGGGAGACCAGTGGTTGTGCTTGGCCAGGTACTTGATGAGTCCCCGGTCAGTTGTGTGGTCGAACTCTTCGTGCTCTTTGGCAAAGCTAACCCGAGCTGCGTTCACAACGGTCAGGTCTGAACCCATGTGGTCCAGAAATTCAACACTCATGTCAGCAATCTTCATGTTTATCCTTTGATGGGTTTGTAGAGGGTGTTCAGTGTTTCAAAACTTCCGTCATCATTCTTCTTGATAACGCGACTGGTGCGGATTTTGTCCCTTCCCCACACGTAGTGGTTCAAGGCTCGGACATGAGCAACCTCCGTATCGGGGAACAACTTCGTGTCGAACACAGGTTCTCCGAAGAAGAACACTTCCGGCTTTTCTTTACTGGTCTTCGCTTTCATCGGCTAGATCCGTTGTACTGGTGGTAGAAATAGCAGCGATGTAGTCTGCTACGTGAGGGTTCTCCACGAGTACTGAGGACAGTCCTGTGGCCAATCGGTGGGTAATCATCTCTTCGTCCACTTGGCCCATCATGATATGCATGTAATACATGATCATGTGGATGACCTCGTGCAGGAAGGTGTCCATCTCCTCTACGGGAGTCAGGCCTTCCAGGATGCGGATGCGTTGTTCCTTGGCATAGAAATCACCAAAGGCATCAGATCCCCATGGACCCTCTTCAATAAACTGTACAGAGATGTTACGGCCTAAGAACACAAGGCTCTCTGGTCGATACACTTTGTAGTCTAACAGTTCTACAACCTCTTCCTGCATTTCAATTTGTTCATTCATAGATAACCTTCTTCACGGAGAAGTCCCAGACCCTCCTCCGTTATTCGCCATATACGCCCGTACTGGTGTGGGGCTACTTTTGTTGAGATCAAACCTAGGGATGCCAGAGCGGCAATCTCCTGGTCGAACTGTCGGGCAATCTCTGACTGGAGAGAAAGGCCACTGCGGTAGACCTTGTGAAGGATCTCGTTGGATGTCTTGCGGTTCATGTCAGTGTGTGTCAGCCCAAGTCTTGCCGACCTTGGACTCACCTGCAGTTGGGCAGCGGAAGTTGAAGTACTCTCCAGCCTTGAGAACACAGTCCTCAGCTATCTTGCGGACAGCCTCAGCAATCTCTGGAGTCCTGCAGGCAATCTGCACTTCGTCGTGAGACCATGCACAGTTGGCATAGTCACCATCCCAGCCATGCTTGTAGCCTGCCGCCTGGAGGTGTTCCTCTAGCAGGACCAGCCACTTCTTGCAGACCAGAGCACCAGCACCCTGCAGGAGGGTGTTCAGTGCAGCGTGTGAACTCCTAACATGAATGTGCCGCCCGTCCAGCCCGACAAGGAAGCCTCGTTTAGCAGCCGATTGGACTGCTTCAACAAGTCGTCCGAGGGCAGGCAGCGACCGTAGAAACTTCTGCTTGAGTTTCCGTCCCTCACTCGCAGCTCCACCAGTAATGGAACCAATCTTCGCGTCTCCGGCACCGTAGAGGAAGGCATAAATAAATGTCTTTGCTTGGTTACGTGTTGATAAGCCAGCGGCCTTCTGGTTCTCCGTGTGGATGTCACCACCCAAGAGAATCTCAGCGTACTTGCCGCCATCCCATTTGGCCATGAAGTGGGCCAGGCATCTCAGCTCTAGGCCAGAAGCATCTGCCCCCACCAAGACCCAATCATCAGGCACAGTAAAAAGAGCACGGCACTCAGGCCCATAAGGAGAGCCAGAAGAAGGCACTTGAGAAATATTCGGGTAACTGTGAGTAGCACGTCCAGTGACTGCTCCGTTCGGGTTAATAGATCCATGAATCTTCCCTTTCTTTTCACACTTCATCCAGGCTTGGCCACCCTCATTGAGCTGAGAGATTCGCTTCTGGACGAGCAGGTACTCGGTGAGTTGTTTGCAAGGTGGGTAGGTCAGCCTGCCCAGCACCACTTCGTCCACCATGGGTTTGCCACCCTCAGTGAAGTCTGTAGGCTTCCACCCGTAGAGGGTGATCAGGCGATCTGCGATGTGGTCACGGGAGGAGGGGTTGAACTCCACCGTCTTGATCTTCTTGACGGGGACACCCTTCTTGTAACCTAGGGTCTTGTTGTCACGGGCAGGAACGAAGTCAGGGAGTTGAACTTCCCAAGAACCGAAGTACTCCTTTAGCTCTCTCTCCAGTTCACCCCGGCGTTGCACCAGGATGGCCAGAAGCTCAGCGGCTTTCTTCATATCGAAGTGGAAACCGTTGCGCTCCTGCTTGGCCATGAGCCAGGCCACCTCGTGCTCCAGCTTCAGGGCTTCCTGTGCATAGTCCTTGTCGAGGATCTTCTGGTATAAGGCTGCAGTGACCTCTACGTCCTGGACGCAGTAGTCGAGCATCTCCTGAGAGAACGTCTCCCAGCCACCCGAGTAGTCACCCTTGTAGTTGCCGAGGCGATAGCCCCATGCAGCCAATGAGTGAGACCCGAAGAGTTTGCCGGGGAGTTTCTCCTGCTTGAGGAGGACGTTGTCTGTGTCCTTGATGTTGGCCCAGATCAGTCGCGTGGCAACTAGGGTATCGAAGACCTTGGAGGGATCTACCTTGAACCAAGGGTAGAGCTTCTGGATCACGGGGATGTCGTACTTGATCACGTTGTGACCAGAGATGTCTTGGTTTGACTCCATGAGCCGCTTCAGTCCCCAGTCAATGGGCAACTGGTCATGCTCCTCCGGGTGTACATAAACCTGTACATCTCCCGTCTCGGTATCCTTAATAACCAAACAATGTATCTTGCTTACTTCATCCAGCAATCCATCTGTTTCCAAATCGAATATTAGTGCCACGCTGTCCCTTTCGACTAGCAATTGTTTTTGAAATATGGGTTGGGCTTCTCACCCTACCTGGGACATATGTCTTCTGCCTGTCCTGGCATATCTGGGAGCTACCCAGCCTTACTTCTTCAAGACGTACCGAGCGTAACGCTGGCCAGTCACTGGGTGGTTCTTGTGCTGGGTCTGGATCTCATAACCCTCGTCACGCAGCTCGCTGATACGTTTGGTCAGGGACTGGATCGAATAGTCGATCAGTGCCTCACGCTGCGAAATGCTGCCTGAGCGCATAAGGTGATGAATGATGATGTCGTTCTGTGTCATGTGTTACCAATGGTGTACTACGTTAATGATGAGGACAATATCTGCAATGGCTGCGAGAAAAACAATGAGATTAGAACTCGTTGCCAGTCTCGTCCACAAAGTCCCCGGTTGTTTCGGACAGTCGTCCGGTCTCTCTGTCATAGTTCAAATACCCCGCCTCCCCTGTCTCACCACTAAAGCGGTTCTTCAGGATACGCAGAGTTGTTACGTTGGGATTGTCACTTTGCTGGTTTCGTTCCAAGCCAATGACCATGTCACTGAGCTGGCCGATAGCTGCTGAACCACGGAGCTGAGACAGTGAAGTCTTGGCTCCCTCTTCGTGCCCCTTGCCATCCGAGGGACGCTTCAGGTGTGACACGAGGAACAGTCCTACCCCGGTCTCTTCAACCAGGGTACGCAGGGAGGTCATCGCGTTGTCGATGAGTCGTCTCTCGTCACCGTCACCCAAGCCACTAACAACAATGGATAGGTGATCAAGAACGATCCAAGAGCAGCCACAACCCCGCGCAAGGAAACGTACTCTGGAAATGAGGTTGTCAATATCAGAAGAACCAAAGTGGTTATAAAGGTACAAACGACCTGATCCAACAGTCTCTCGAAAAGATCGCTTAATGTCTTCTTCACTGACACCCTCTCTGCTCAGATGGAGCGGCTTGTTGAGTTCAATACCCATGAGACCCAGAGCTGTACGCTTAGGGTTCTCTTCTAGCATGATCATGCCAACTGTCTCACCGGACTTGATGAGGTGGTGGGCGATCTCACGGACGATGGCTGACTTACCCACGCCAGAGCCTGCAGTCATAGTCACCAGCTCACCCTTACGGGCACCGTGAGTGATGCTGTTCAGCTTCTCCCATGGGTATGGGATGGAGGGGATGACCTCGTTGGAGGACACCTCAGCCCAGAGATCCTCTCCAGCCAGGATACCGTCAGGGCGATAGGCCTTGGCGTTCCACATGGCATTGACGATGGCCTCAGGCTGGCCCTTCTGAAGGCACTCATTGGCATCCTTGAAGGGCAGCGTGGCGATCTTGGCCTTGCCTGGTTCGAAGAGCTGCACACATTCAGCAGCAGCTTCCTTGCCTGGCTCATCCATGTCGAACATGAAGATGACTTCTTCGAACTTGTTGAGGTACTCCAAATTTTTGGCAATGGATTTTTTTGCACCACTGGCACCGTTAGGTACAGAGACCACGGGCCACTTGTTACCTTGGACCTGACTGACTGTGAGACAGTCGATCTCGCCTTCGGTGACAATGATCTTCTTGCCTGAGTTCCAGAGCTGAGAGCCAAAGAGGCAAGCAGACTG